ATTACCTCTCATATACCCACTATCAGAATAATCTGGGGCACAAACTGAAGCTAGATAATTTAATTTTTGATACATTGGAATTAATTCTTGTTTTGATTGAGCGGCAACAGTCCAAGATAAATTAATAGTTCTATCAAATCCTTGATAATTATATAAAGGTTCTGCTCTACCCATATATTTTCTAGATTCCCATTCAGCTGAATATGAATCATCAAATGAATCAATATAAGCTCTAAAATGAATATAAGTTTTTAAAGAGGGATTATTATTATTAACTACCCCTATTCTAAATTTTACTAAATCATTTATATCTTTTTTTGTATCAACTCCTGAGGATTGATATAAGGCTAGGGCATTAATTTTATCTAATGGTTCTCCTCTACCTATTACATAACTTTTTCTGTCAAAATTACTTCCAGGAGATCCTAAATTTACTCTACCATCTAATCTTTGATTTATATCATTATAATCTATGGATTCCGGAGAATTAGATTTAGTGTTTTTTCTAAAATCTTGTAATATAGCATTATCTACAGACCCAGAGTTACCTGCAACCATTAATTGGTTATAATCTAAAGTGTTTTCTAGACCATTAACATTTGCTTGATTAGATTTAAAAGAACCAGTTTGAAATACATTTGTTGAAAAATCTTGTAAAACATTTGTATTATTTACTAGTTTATATTTCCCTTGAAAAAGATCAACACCACCGGCTGATTGATAAACATTACTTAGGGTATTATTAAAGATTTTTGCTGCTTGATAATATACTGAAGGTCTAGCAAAAACTGAATAGTCTTCTCTTCCATAATTAAGACTTGCGGCACTAGAACCAAAAGTACCAAATGTTGGAGTTGAATCGCCAAATGAAGAAAAAGATGAAGCTGGTTTTACTGTTTTATTACTATTAATAAAGAAACGATCTGATCGTTGTTTATCACCTGCTAAGAAAGGATTATTTCTTCCTGTTCTATTTTTAGATATAGAAATGTTTGTTTTACCTATACCTAAGGTTGATCCTGGTCCCCCAGAGTAAGAATATAATTCTGTTGCATCCTGCACTACATACCTACCTGGGCTATCTGGTTTGCGTATTCCATCTTTAATAAAAGAATTTGCAAATTGGATTAATCTACTAGTAGGAGCTAAATTAGGGTTTTGTCTTTCATTTTGAGCAAGTGTATCTAAATAGATAGGTTGAGCTAAGGGAAGAGAAGGACCAAATCCTGTTGATAGTATATTACCATTAGCTACATCATTTGTACTAGTAAAGGGATTAATTCCTTGTTTTAACAAATGGCCCCCTAAAGGATTAGCAGCTGCTTGTAATATAGTTGAAGTTGGTAAATAAATACCATTATTTAAAGGTAACCTATTAGGGTCTCCAATTAATGATGAACTTTTACCTTGAGCTTTAACATTAACTCCTGTTCTAGATAAAAGGTTCTGTTTAACTGAAAATAAAAGTCCATTAGGAGATTTAAAGTCAAACATCATTTGAGTTAATCTAGAAACATCCCTACCCACAGCTCTAGGTAATAAAGAACCTCCTCTTAATAGAAAGTCTGTATCACCTAAACCAGGGCCTGATCCACTTGGTATAGAAGATTTGATATAAGGTTGGTTACTTGAACCATTATCCAGTCTATCATTCCCATACCTTAAGGATTTAAGGTCGGTTTTTAGATTTACTAAAGGCATAGGTTATTGTACGTTCCCTGTAGTATCTACTGCTCTAGGTGTTTCTGAAACGTAATCAACATAAGTTCCTTTAGAGAACGTATTATTAACTGGGATTGTTCCTGCTCCTTTTAATGGTGCTGTAGGTTGGTTTCCTGTTAAAGGTGTTAATGTAGATCCTTCAGTTTCAAATTTTTTAAGTAAAGGCATAATTTTAAATTTTAATTGTTAAACATTTATTATAAATATTGTAAAAATATAGTTTATTGAGTAGAATATGAATACTTACCTATGGCAGTACCTAATTTATCACCATTCATTTTAATTACAGGGTCTGGTTTGTTTATTGCTCTTTCTAACAATTTTTCCATTCTTGAATTATCTTGAACTACATTTACAGGACCTGATGAAGTAGGTGAATTATTGTTTCCTTGATCAAATAATTTAGTACCCGCTATAACTGTATCTTTATTGTTTAATGCTATTGCTCCTTCAGGACCCATTAATGTTCTAGAACCATAACCACTTGAAGCACCTGGGGACATTAAATCATCTGCTTTGCTATAAAAAGAATAACCTAAAGCTAAGGCAGATGCTGCACCCGCTACACCTAAAATAGGACCAATAAATGGAATTGCGGATAGTGAAGAGAAAGCTCTCATTGCCATTTGTGCTATATCAGCTAATAACCCTGATTTTTTAATTGCATTTCCAACAGTTAAAATAGCATTACCAATTGTTGCTGCCGCATTACGGGCTAAATCTAAAGTATATCCTGCTTTTTCTATGATAAAATCTTTTGCTCTTATAGCACTTCTTTTTAAGTAAATACCAACACTTTTTAATAAAGACATATTTCCTAATTTTTTCTGGAAGTTTTCTTTTATTGTTGTTATTAATCCTTTTTCAGCTAACATATTTTGCAACCTAAAAACTTAAGAGTTTTATAAACTGCTGCTATACTTCCTAATACTTTTAAGAAAGTCATAGATTCAGAGATTAAACTAGCCATATAACCTACGGCATCAGCTAGGGGTTCAATTATAGGTAACATAGCATTTGCAACTTGAACAAATAATTCTTGTGCCTTTTTAATAGAAGCATTAAATCTATCTTGTATAGATTCTGCGTGTAGTGCATCTGCTAATTTTTTATCTCCTAGCTTAGCTGCTATTTGTTCCTGTGAGTATCCTTCTTGAACTAATCTATTATATGCAGCTTTTGTATCTACATCTTTTCCTCCTAATTTAGATAGTATTTCTTGGTCTTGTAAAGATTTTGCTAAATCTTCTCTATTCATTCCTACAGCTTTAGCTAATGCTTCTTGTTGGAGGCGATTCATTTTAGCAAAATCTAAATTAATATTTCTACCTAATAATAATTCTGCTTCTAATTCCTTGCTAATTGAATCTTCAAAATTAAGTAAACTACCTGCTATACCATCAACAGCACTTAATTCCATACCAAATTGTTTAGCAGTTTGGACTGCTCTAGCTAATTCAATAGGATTATTAGCCATACTTAATTGTATAGCACTGGATAGTTTTGCTACTTCTTTTAATACTTCTTTTTCTGTAATTGCAGTACCATTAGCAGCATTCATAGCTACTGATTGGCCTAATACATTAGATGCTATTTCTTTTGATGTCTGACCCGTTAATAAACCAAGTTTAGCAATTTCTCCACTCGTTTCGGCACTTAACCCTAATTGGTGCGTTAACTGCGTTTGAGTTTGTAACATCTCAGCAGTAAACATTGCATTAGTTCCAAGAATTTTAGATAATTCTATTTGAGATTTTGCAACTCCTTGGGTAGTAACAAAAATACTATTAGAATCTTGTGCAATTTGGGAGAATTCTTTATTCATCCCTTGTGCTTCATGATAGCTTACTCCTAATTGTTGAGCAACATCTTTTGTAGTTTTATCTAGACCTTTAAAAGCATTAAATATACCTAAAACTGCTATTTCAAATAATCTAAGGGGAGTTAATGTTTTTAAAATATTACCTTGAAGTATTTTTGATAGAGTACCACTTTTATCTAATTTATCAGCTAAACTACCAGCATTTTCTGAGAGTATTTTGAAAAATCCTTTTTGTTTTTGTAAAAAATCATTTTCCTTAGTATATTCGTTTACCTTTTCTTGTTGTTTATCTAATTCAGCTGATTGTAAGACAAAAAATTCTTGTTGTTGTTTTGTAATATTATTACCTAAAGCCTTTCTTTTAACTTGTAATCTAAGTCGATTAGAATCTATTTTTTCTTGTGCTTTAGCTAAATCTTTTTGGGTAAGAGTATCACTTTTTAACTTAGCATACAAATCAATTAATTCATCTGTATTTTTTACACTTTGTTTTAGATCAGCAGCTAAACCTCTTTGAAATGTTTTACTAGCAATTTCAAAGGCATTATTCATATTACCTGCCTCATCAACCGCTTGTTCAAAAGAATTAACTAATTTATCACCCAAAGAGGTAATAGCATCATACATAAATGCTAACTCCTGTTTTAAGTCTTGTGCTTCTTTTTTAGCTTTTCCGTCTCCGATTGCCATACAAAGTTATTTTATTATAAATATGGAAAAAAGCAACTATTTATAGCTGCTTTTACCTTCATATGCTTTAGATGCTTGTTTAAATTGAGGAGTATTTATTTTACCTTCTGAATCTACTAATGATTTTTTACCAGAACTCATTTCATTTTTTTCTGCTGCTGCTTTTGCTTCATAAAAATCATTAATTTCTTTAAATGTAAATTTACGTAACCATATAGGCATATTATAGATGGTATTATAATCATATCCACCTTTACCATGAAATACTATTTCATGTATTTGCTTAAATACGCTTAATCTAATCTGAGGAGCTGTCTCCGAAGTCAGGCCAAAAAAAGTTAAGCCCAATGGGCACGGTTACCTCCTCTCCCGAATCTAGAACAACATTAAGATCAACATCTGGAGATGTATTGTTTAAATGTTTTCTAAATGCTCTAGCATCTCGTGCTAAAAAATAGTTATCAACAAATTCTCTAATATCTTTTCTTTCAGTTTCACCATCAACGGAAGTTAATGAATACTTTAATCTAGTAGATGCTTCATAAGAAGCATTTTTATTTATCTTTCTTAGTCCTTTTAATTCTCTATCAATTTTAGATTCATCATGACCTGTTAATAGTTTATATGTAATTTTAGTACCACTATGAGGAAGTGTAAAAGCAAATTCATTTTTACCTTCAATCATAGTAGAACTGTCAAATTCTTTATTTTCTAATTCTGATAGATCAATAGTTTCTGCTTTGCCATTTACTAGTGTTTTATAATCATTACCATACCCTAAAATACGAGTAGCAATTAAAATAGCATTTTTATCACCTATAATTAAATCTTTTAAATCTATTTTAGATACAATTACAGATTCTAATAATTTATCTAATACATTACCTTTTTCTATAAATGCTTGATTAGATAAAATATCTTCTTCCTTAGCAGTCATATACTTAATTTCTACTTTACCACTTGAAAGGGGATTGTCTTTTGGATATACTAAACCTTTTGAAGGTAATTCTATCTCTTCTGTTGGGAATTTAAATTCGGCCATAATCTTTATTTAGTTAAAACGTTTTTACGTTGATAAATATTAAGATAAAAAAAAGCTTGACCGAAGTCAAGCTATTTTTCAAATTAAGGGGTGGGTAAAATTTTTAGAAATTTAATACACAATAATCTGGTTGTACAGTCATTGTAATTTCTTGAGCAGCATTTTCTGTATCCCAATTAAAATCACCAAATTCTGCATTTGTAATCATTGCTCCTTTGATAATCCATTCTGAAACGATATCACCTACAGGTCCTAGTACATTAATAGTAAGATCTTTCTTATAGAAATCACTATAACCATCTCTACCAGTTACTGATTCATGATGTAATCTAACCCATTCCATTACTGATTGTGCACCAGATGGAGTAATAGGATCAAATAATGTAAATTGAATAGTACCCCATTTTGTTTTACCTTTTACATATCTTTCAACATTAATATGATTTAAAGCTACTGTTCCTTGTTCTACAGTTACAGCTCCTACACCTTTCATGATATAGGCTGGGAATCCATCTACAAAACAAATAAATCTATTCTTTTGTTTTGGTTCAAATGCTGTGAAAAATATTTCGTTTGGGTTTAATACTGCCATTTTATTTTATTATTTTATTATAAATATTTATCTTTTTAATTTTTATGCTGGGAATGTTGCTCCAGTTGGTAATACATTGAAATCTAGTATAATAAATTCAGCTGTTTTAGTTGGTTGTAAGAAAATCTGTCCAATTAACTCATTTCTATCAATAACATCTGGTGTATTATTTGTTTCATCCATTACTACTTTAAAAGCATATAATCCTTGTCTTTGTTGTACTGATTCTAAATATGGATTTACTTGTGTTAAGAAATTTTGTCTTGTTGCTATTGTATTTTGTTCAAATACTAAGTTGTCAGCAATTTGAGAAATATAATCTTTAAGTGTAATCAATAATCTTCGTACATTTACTCTATCTAAAGCAGTTGCTGCTTTTTGTAGCGTTTTCTGACCAAATACTACTACTCCTTGTTGTGGGAATGTAGCAATTGGATTTACATTTGCTTCATATAAAGTATCTCTGTTTGCTGAAGTTAATTTTCTTTCAGCTCTTACTACAGCACCTAATCCTCCCCTAGTAATACCTGCTGGTGCAAACCATGGATCTGAAGAAGCATCTGTAAATGCATATACTCCTGGAATCATTGTAGAAGCTGGTACATACACTAGTAACCCACTACTTGGATCAATAGTTTGTAACCAAGGCCAGTATGCAGCTGCATAACTTGAATCTATAGCTCCTGCATTTTGGTTTACAGTTGCAATTGCTGTATTATAAGGAACTAAATCCATTACATAAATTGCATCTCCTCTTGAAATACACATATTTTTAATTAAATTACACTGTACAGCATAATTTGAATAATATAAACCTGGAGCTGAAATTACATTGTATTGATATTCATCCTGATTTGCTAATAAATTAATTGCATTAGTATAATCTGTTCCAATTACTCCTTGCGTATTTACTGAATCAATTTGTTCGTAAAATCTGTTATATGATACTGTGTTTAAGTTTGAACCTACACCTTGATCAAATGAACCAGATCCTAATTGAGGTAAAGATGCTGTAAATTCAGTTTTTGCTACACCATTATTATCAAAGTAATAAGGGGTTGGTGCATTTACTTCTTTTACTCTTACATAATTAGATACATTAGGATAAGAACCTGATTCTTGTAAATAAGTTCCTGAACCATCTCCTGCTACTACTACATTTGAAGTAACATCACCAATTGCTCTTGCGATATAATTTGGAGAAAATGGATCTAAAGAGATATTATTAAATGATTCTAAAATAACTTTTTGATTATTATTATCATTACCACGTCTAATAAATAATGAGAATACACCTGATGCTGTGTTTACAGCCCCAATTTCCCATCTTAAGTTATCTGCAGAACCACTTGCTAATGCTCCATTTGGTAATTCTGTTCCTCCAGTATCAGCTCCTACTGGGGATGTGTTATTCATAATAAGTCCTTCAGAAAGAGTTTCTAGTACAAAAGCGTTTTGATTAACAATTGAACTATCTGTTAAAGTTATTACTAAATCAGCTGTTGGAGTTCCGATCGCAGCGGCTGCTATAGTTAATACGTCATCTTTTGCGTATCCTGCTCCATCTTCAATTACATTAATTGCAGTTACTCCATTTAATAAATTGTCATCTTCAACAGTAAATTGTAAGTCTTTATCACAAGCTGTAAATCCAGCAGTAACTAAATCAGCTGCAGAAATTGTTAATATATTTCCAGTAACATAACCCGATCCTGCGTCAGCTACTACAACTGATACTAAAGCACCAGCTGCTCCACCACCATCTGTTGTAATTGTAAGAGTTGCTCCTGTACCACCACTAGTATAGTCTCCTATAAGGATTCCAGCTA